CCGGACGCAGCACATGGCGCGGAGCTTGTTCTCGACCCTTAGCCGGTTCCCGATGGTCATGGGGGTGATCCACGGGTTGTCGGGGACGATGACGACGGCTGGCGGGACGGGGGCCTTGGCGACGCTGTCGTAGATGTTGGCGGTGACCGTTGCCAGGGCGGTGACGACGGTGCCCCTGGCGGTGGTGGTGATGGCGGTCATCCGACCCAGCCTCCGACGTCCCAGCATCGGCCGGCGACGGACTGGACTCGCTTGGTGAGCCAGGCGGAGAGCCGGTAGGGGCCGGGGGTGAAGTCCGTGGCGACGGGGGAGCCGCCCATGGCGGTTCGGGCGGTGTAGAGCTCCGACGCCACGGAGAGGGCGGCTTCGCGACAGTGGGGGTGGCTGGTGTGGTCCGTGTTGGACAGGAGCCCAGTCATGATCGCGTCAGCGGCGCCGGCCACCTGGTCGAAGGTGGCGGCGTCGCCTGCGTAGGTGAGGTCGAGGACGGCTGCGAGGTCCTCACCGGTCACCAGGGCCATGACTGGGCTCCTGTCCTATCTCACGGGGTGTTGTAGATGGAGCGGATGCCGTTCGGGATGAACGGCGTGGTGACGCCGAGGCCGTAGATGGCGACGTCCCGGCCGCCGGCCGACGGCTTCTCCGCCGTGACCATGCGCGGGCCGTCCTCGGCGTAGCCGACGGCGACACGGTTGGTGACGATGGCCTGCTCGGTGCCATCCGTCGCGAACTCGCGAGCCAGGACGACGGGCAGGCCGCCGATGTTGGCGCGCAGACCCTGGAGGTTGTAGACGCCGGCGACGTTCTGGACGGGGAAGTTCTGCTCCATGAACCGCGACCATGCGGGGAGCTTGTTCCAGACGGCGGAGGAGACGTACACGACGTCGGCGGGCGCGCCGGTCGCGAACTCGACCTCGGTGGCTGCCTTCCAGACGGCCTCGACGAACAGGGCGCCGGTGGTGTCGGCGGCGATGTCGTAGTCGACACCGGTGGCGACGACGTCGTTGGCCCACAGGGCGTTCTGGAAGTCGTAGTCCGTCTCGGTGCCGTAGGCGCCCATGAGGATCCGGGCGTGCGCCTGGACGTAGGACGGCTGGGCGCGGTCGATGACCTGCCAGGTGAGGGTGTTGTAGCTGGCGGTCGTCTTGAGGGTGGCTGAGCCGACGAGGATGTCGATGTCGGCGCTGTTCGGCTCGTCGCCCTCGTTCGTCTGGACCGCGGCGATCGCGGACAGGTCACCGGCGAACGTCGGCCACTTGATGTCGAGGCCGGAGTCGCCGGCGCTCATCGGTCCGCCGATGCCGTTGATGCAGGGGCGGCCGCGGTCGAGGACACCCTTGATGTCCTGGAGCCACACGGGCGGGACGAGGCCGGTCTGCTCGGACAGAGCCGAGACGTTCGCAACGCGCTCCTCGACGCCGGTCACGAGGGCCTTGGCGTACTCCTGGAGGGAGCGGTACTTGGCGAGGGGGTGCTGCTCCTCGCGGCCGGCGACGTCGACCACTGCGCGCAGCTGGTCGAACTCGGAACGCAGGGACGCGACGGCCTCGCGGGCCTCGCGGTCCTCAGCCGACACCTCCGTGGTGTCGACGACGGTGTCGGACATGGGCTGTTCCTCTCTGACAACGCTCACAGCCGCGGTGGCGTAAGCGGGCATGGGGGTCAGGGACACCTCGAACATGCGTGCGGCGAGGTGCCTGACGGCGGTGCGGGCCTTGTTCCACGTCGACTTCGACGGGGTGAAGCCGACGGACAGGCCCTTGACGGCCTGGGCTCGGGTGAGGGTGGCGGCGTCGCGGCCCTGGACGGTGTCGAGGATGCGGGCGCCGATGTAGAGGCCGTCGGCCTCGTTGGCGGCGGACACGATGACGCCGATGGGCTCGTTGTGGCGCCAGTTGAGGGGCTTGCCGATGACGTCTTGCGGGTCGAATGCGTCGGCCTCGAACTGCTCCTCGACTCCGCCGATGCGGGTCGGGGTGTTGTAGGGGACGGCGCGGCCGTACACGTAGGCGATGGAGCCGTCGGGGGCGTTGTCGTCCTCGCGGAGGTTCAGCTCGAGGTCGAGCTCGAGGATGCGCTGGTCGGTCATGCGTCACCGCCTGTCGGGAGGTCGAGGAGGGAGGCCGCCTGGTCGGGGGTCAGGACGTTGAGGGGGACCAGGCGGGCGATGAGGTCGGTCATCTCCGTGGTCGAGGCGCGCAGGAACGTGTCGGTGTCGAATCCGACGCGGTGCCCCCGTGGGGTGACGTCGTCGCCGGAGAGCCGGTCGGTGATGGCGCGCATGACGGGCATGAGGGACAGGTCGACGAGCTGCCGGTAGAGGTCCTGCCGGTTGGTGTAGGTCAGGGATGAGCCAGGGACGCCGGCGCCGACCCAGATGGGATCCAGGTTGCACAGCCGGCCGATCATCGTGGCCGCGGCGTTGCGGGCTTCGACGAGCTGGAGGTCGTTGGGGGACCAGCCCTTGAGCTCGTGGGTTTCCAGGGTGGAGTTGAGGTAGGCGGTGGACCGGTTGGAGCGGGCGGTCTCCCAGGCGGTGAGGAGCGCGTCGACCTGGTCGGCGGGGAGGTCGGCGCCGGTGTTCTTGAGGATAAACGACGGGGACGGCACCTCTGCGGAGCGGAGGACGGCGGCCTCGAGGGCGGCGGCGGTGGTGATCGCGTCGACTCCGGTCGTGAGCCATCCGCCGGTGCCGTCCCCGTCGAATCGGATGACGTCCCGGTCGGGAACGGGAACGCCGTTGTACGTGATCTGGCCGAGCTCGTACACGGCCTGCGACTCGAACGAGTCTGTGGGTGCCGTGTTGACCTGCTCGTAGGGCATGAGCTCGGCGGACTGGGGGAACCCGTCCCAGGAGCGGGCGGTGATCCGCCAGTAGGCGGTGTCGTGGGCGATGAGGTCTCCGACGGTGCGGGACATGAGCGCGGTGTAGGTGGTGAGCCGCGAGGGGTTCGCCAGGAAGGGGCGGGCCATGCGGTCGCCGTCGGGGGTGTAGTCGACCAGAGCGAAGGAGGAGATGGTGCCGGTGTAGAGCTTGTAGGCCCTGGCGAATGCGGGGACGCGGAGCGCGGTGGCGCGGGTGACCTTCTGGCCGTAGGAGGCGCGGATAGCGTCGAGGAGGAGCCCGGAGGCGTCCCGAACGAGTGGATCGGCTGCGCTGTCCGTGACACGGGGGAGGGCCTCAGACAGCGCAGCCGAGTCCCGTACCAACCGGAGGGCACGCGGAAAGGCCACGGCGAAATCGTACACATGTTCTATCCGATATGGATAGTGACACGCGCATGATTGTCCAGAGTGGATTATGCCCTGATGTGGATGGCGGGGGCGGGCTTCTGGACCTTCGACGCGGCCCAGGCGGCGAACATGACGGCCCTGGCGGCGTAGACGCCGGCCTTTCCCATGGGGGCGGTGAGGACCCAGCCGCCCTGGCGCTTGCTGATGGTGGCCTGCCGGAAGTGCTCCCGGAGGACCAGCGACCCGTCATGGGCGAGGACCCGCCGGTCGATGAGGTCGATGAGGGCCTGTGTCGCCATCGGGGCCTCTCGTTGGCCAACCATGTCGAACGGGGTGCGGAGCCGTTCCCGGTATGACGGGGTAGCGGCGACCATGAGCGCGGGGTGCTCGGCGCGCAGCTGCGTCAGGTGCTCGTCGACCTGGGCGACGGTGCGGAACGTCGACACCCGGACGGCGACCCGCCCGTCGACCTCCGCGGCGATCGCGACAGCGTGGCCGAGGCCGTCGAAGTCGGACTCGATCGCCACGTGCCACACACCGTCGGCGGGAAGCTCGAGGGCCGGGTCGCAGGTGCCGTCCCACATGCCGTCGGTCAGCCATGAGTTGACCCGGTGTACCCATTGGTTGAGGTACTGGGTGGCGAACGCGGCCGGCTCGATGTTCTGGTGCTGGGAGCGCAGGAAGTTGTGCCGGCGGTCGGTCCATTCGGGGGACGCCCAGCGCCAGGTGTCCTCGTGATCGGGGTCGGCGTCCGGGGGAGCGGACCACTCGAGCAGGAGGACGTTGCCGGGGTCGTCGGAGTCGAGCCGGTCGATGGCGCGCTGCCGGTACGACATGAGGAGATCCGAGGTGGAGTCACCGGCGGTGGAGACGAGGACGAGCTGCGGGGATCGACGCTCGAGCATCGTCGGGGCCAGGCCGTCGTCGACCACCGTCCGCTCCACCTGCCACGCCTCGTCGACGAACACCATGCCGACGCTGAAGCCGACACCGGCCGCGGCGTTCGCGGCGTGGATGATCCACCGGTCACCCGAGGGGAGGTCGATGCCGGCGCGTGCCGCGCCCCACCTGGCGGCCTTCTTGCCGTACCGCTCGGCCGCCCACAGGCCAGCCGGCCGCATCACCTCGAGCGCGGTCTCCCGCTTGTTCGCCACATGGATGATCGTCTGCTCCTCGCCCCACAACTCACGGCCCTCGTGCATGCGCCACATGCACGCCGCCCTGGTCAGATACGACTTGCCTGACTGTCGCGCCACCGTGACGATCACCGTTGACCACACCAGGTCCCCGTGCTCGTCGTGCTCCAGCATCCGCTCCAGCGCGTACCGCTGCCAGCCGCGCAGCTCCATGCCGTAGACGTCCCGCAGCCACGTAGACGCCCGTCCCCCGTACGAGCCTGTAACGGCCGAGGACGGCTTGGTTTCCAACCGGGGTGCGAGGACGCCATCGCCAACAGTTAGGCGCTCCACGGGCCCTTCTTGGGCTTCCTTGGTGAAATCTTTGACAGGG